TATGGGCTGCAATTGCAACCCCATTGCCATATGCTGCATCCGTGTTGACAGTGTTCAGTCCTGGCCAAGTTGTGTAATCCCCATAAGCTGAGGCATAGATTGTGCTTCGGGACATTACATAATATGTCCCATCTAGGAAAGCCAGCCCAGCACACGTTCCTGCGGGGAACCCTGAGATAACTGTAACGACTCCCCCACTGTAGGTATAGCCCCCATCAGTAGACTTGAACGCCGGCGCCGTGGTAGCATTGTCAAAGGCAGGGAGAGCATCGTACAGCACTCCGGTAGTTGGGGGGCCTGGGATAGCAGACCCAGTCGGGGGTGTCGCCCCACGCGTAGAGACAACCTGATATACCATACCACCTATGATATAACACAGCGTACCAATATAAGAAAAGACACCTTGTGCCGGCCCAGGCCCATAAGAATACCAGATATCCAGTCCTGGACGCTTTTGCAGCGTCGGTCCAGAGGAAGTCATCGTGAGAACCATATTCCCTACCTTGGAATCTTTGGACATTGTACCGTCTCTGGTATCAATTCCCCAAACAAGTGGAAGTTGTTTTCTTGTTGGCATCACCGACTCCGCTGTGATGGTGTGAAAAACACGCTGGTTTGCTCCTGCTCCACTTCGAAGAACTCTTTCCGAAGTATCAGTGCTCTCCCAGCAATCTCGGCTCGCTTAGGGGCAGGAGTATCATATTCAATCGAGATTTCATCTGCTAAGCACCATTTGAGCATACGCAGTGCCTCTTGAGGGAAGTCCACATTGTTCAGCCCACTTGTCAAATCCATCACCTGCATCTGCACAACGACAAACATCGTGTGACTTGTGTCAGCAGGAACATCATACAGGGTGATAGAGCCAGCCCCAAGTTGCGGATCATAGTAATACTGATTCGGAACTCCTTGAGAAGCCTTTTCCCCTAATAAGTTGTAATCATACCGTGACTCCAGTGTGAGTTCTACATCATTCCCAGTAGAATCTCTCAAAAAGGCTTGCAGTACCCGCAGTGGGAGAGTTGAGTTAGATACTGTACTTAGATTGTATGTGGCCTGCCCCGCTACCATAGGCACTAACAGAGTTGTCACTTTCCACAATGGCAGTCCTTCCAGTGCAAGCTCTTTCATCAACACTTCCAAAGCTTGCTGCACATTCAGCATGTCTGTTGATGGTATCGTGTCATAAGGATCAAAACGACCAGTGAGGCGCAGTGCCGCACTGATCAAATCATTCCCCACCATATTAAACTGATAGAGTCCGCTGGTTGCCATTACTGTCCTTTTTTGCCAGTTCCTTTAGTGGGTTTCTGCACTTTCTGCTGCATTAACTCCCCCATCTTTCGCAGTGCTGAGGTTACGCGGGGAGAGTACTGCACTTTCGCAATACCCCCCACGGGCCCAGCAACTCGACGTGTTGCCATTCCGTTCTCCTTAGTTACTTGACACCAACGCCATCAGGACCAACCTTCTCCAACCGGAGTATGAGAGTAAAGACCTGAGTGCCAGAAGTCCATCCAGTAGTTTTCACGTCAATACCGCCCGTCACACCAGCTGCACCATTATCTGTCAGCCCCCCAAACTCCTGAAATGACATACGCCCCCTACCAGCAAGGGGCACCATTTCCAAGTCCGTGGTAGCTGTCCACAGCAGATGTACAGCGAGTTGGTCTGTGATACTGTAGTCAATATGCATCACCCGAAAGCTTTTAGGGATCGGGAAATAACTAGCAGGGGCTACAATAGTCACTTGAGCCACATCACTGGTATCTTGAACTGATGTGATCTTCACAGTGGCATGTCGAGGGCCATCTTGGATAATCTGCGTAAGCAGTGAATTTGCCATAATGCCCCCTTAGGTTATCGGTGACGTTCCACAACAATGTAATCTGTTGTAAGAGTTCGTGCAGCAGCCGAAGTGTTTAGCAGGCCGAAAGAAGGGTTCAGGATTTGCGCTGTCACTACTGAGGTAGCAGTAGTTTGTAGCAAAGTAGCTACGCGCCCGACAGGCTGACCCAAAACTGCCTGTGCATAGCCCACGGGATTATCCCCTGTGGTTGGATTCCAGAAAACTTCCACATTGCCCTGAGTATCCACGTGAATGCCCAGTTCAAATTGCACACCAGTAACTGGAATACATGCAGCTGGTAGAGCAACTGTGGTGGAGACTCCGCCAATTTTACTAACTAGGAATAGTGCGGCTGACCCACTGTTTTTCGTGACATACAATCCATCAGTCGCGGTGAGCGGTGTGGCTGATGTTACAATAAGACCAGCATAAAAAACATCATTAATAACGTCACTCAAAACACCTGAGTATTTGAAGAAAGTTTCTTTTGGCTGAATACCAACACCCGAGAGCGTACTGCCAATCTTGAAACCAGCAGCTGCGAGTTGGTAGTAGTTGGCATCCGCAATACCCGCAGTTGTCGTGGACAGCAGAGCGCCGCCATCGAAAGGTGTTAGGGCGGATGTACCAGCACCAACCAAGGTGACAGTCCAGTCTGAAGGTAGATAGGTGTTGAAGTCATTGAAGTACTCATGAGACCAAGTCGGGTCTTGCGTCCCACAGTTTGCCATTGTCTGCCACGGGGCAGCATTGGTCGAGCCTGTTGGGGTTCGTGTAGTCTTACCATTGAAAGGCATAGCAGTTTCCTTTGAAGTAACTCCGGCGAGTTACAATCCCGTAACTCGCCGGACATTCAATCAGCCAAATTACTTAGGCTGCGTTCGAACCAAACAAACCACGTGGGTTTGCCCAGAGGAACAAATAACGCTCATAGGCGCCGACCTTGAAGTTCCGTGTATCCGCATCATTATCCTCCCAGATATCCAATGCTTCACGCTCTTGCCAGATCATACCATCTTCGCAGTTGGTAGTGATGAACCAAGGGCCAGTCGCTGTCAGGTAAGGATTGCTGACGATCCCACCAGTGAGCAATCCTTGCTGATTGATCGGATTGATGTCATTCAGGTTTGTACCAACGTTCTTCGATGTTTTCAGGATCCGCTCTGCATTGAAGTAGTTATTAGGGTGAACAATCAACTTATCCCCCATCAGTGGTTCGATGTAACCACGATCATCCTTGGCTTGCATCATCAGGATCAGCATGTCCTCGATAGCTGCTTGGGATAATGCTGCATCAACCGCAAACTTGTTCTGCCATGTACCTGCGGTGAAGTTTGGGTGCGCCGCGTTCAGCAAACTCACACCGTCACCGCCTAAGTAGCTGGAGTTGAAGGCGCGATTGAAGACATTGGTCGCATTGATGTTTTTTGTTTCCGCAAAGGCTCGGCGTAACTTGTTGGTGCGATTCTTTGTGAGCTTCACATACAAGTTATCCATCAACTCTTCGTGAGTGGTGATGATTCCCAAGCCATAGGCGATATTCGTACCACGTGTGATAAAACCTTGTTGCATACCATCATACGTGATTGGTTGGCCTTCGGTCTTAACAGTAGCTAAGCCCAAACCGATGGACTGCACGTATTCTTCATAGTTCTTTTTGGACGTTTCCTTACGGAACATCAATGGAGCGAACTGCGGCGCGGAAGCTGCCGCAGAATCCCACCAGGCTTTTACACCTTCCCAAAGTCCCTTGGGATACGAGCCTGTGTTGACGATACTTGACATATACTACTCCTTAATTAGTTATCAGTTGCACAGATTAAACGCCAGCTGTGTTACCCATCAGTTCGTGCTGATTAATCATGACAAGCCATGCAGCATTCACACCATAGGCATTGTTAGGCTTTTGCACTAGACCTTGCAAGCGCAAGTTCAATGTAGAAGTCGTCGCAACTGACGCTGTATTCAATACCGTGGCCGAGTTTTGCTGTGGTGAAGTTGGATTCGTTACAGTAAAACTTGCATTTTTGTTGCAACTTGTTGCTGTCAATACATTCAGCCCATCATCTGCAAGCTCGTACAGCACATCCATATCATCCACGACCAATACGTAGTAATCATGGGCCTTGGTTGCTGGGATATTCTGGATAGTCAGATCCAAGTTGACCCCAACGAGACTTGGGAGGTTAGGGCCGGCCACCAACACACCAACTACAATACCACGGATAGTATCAGTGCCATTGGTGATCTTGGTTACTGCTGGAATGCCATTCGCATCGCCATTCGCGGAGGACTTAACAGCATCCCCAACGTTGATTTGATTGGGCTCAGCAGCCTGGACAACGTATAAATTTGTGCCGCCTGTCCAAGCATTACCTGCTCGGTAGCGGGAGGGGACAAAGCCCCTAGGTGCAATGATATTTGCCATCTGGAATATTCCTTAAAGTGGGTCAGAAACAGTTTGAATTAATTTCCCGCTGCTAAGTCAATACGTGCATGTGTGTTTAAGGAATTATTCACACGTTTCGGTACATACTGACCTTCACCACGAGGGGCTGTTTGGCTTTGTCGTATCGCATTGTCCCAAGTATCTGCTTGTAGATAGCGATGCGCTTCGCGCTCTGCCCATATCTCTTCCTTGCATTTCATTAAGTATGCACGCAGTGGGGTATTGTCCGCTTTTGTCCCTACATAGCGACTGACACGATGTGCCACATCACTATCAGCAACAACGGCACGACTCATGGCGACTTCTTCAGGGGAGACAAACTCAAAACCTTCCATCAGTAACTGCTCGATAGCAGAATCTTGGTCATTTTCCCAGTAGAGGTGATAACCTTCAATCGTACCCATTACGTGCATCTTCAACCGTAACCCACCAAAATCTGACTGACGTTCCCGAGCATCCTCAGGACGTTGGTTCTGTGCGCGAGTGGCTTTAGCAGCAACATGGGCTTTCCCACGAGCAGCCGCAAAGTCTAAACGGGCTGAGTCTTCAGCAGATTCTTGGATTACTTGTGTACCAGCGGACTGGTTTGGTTCATGTGACATAGTGACTCCATTTGATTTTTAAAGAAAGGGCAGACCTGCGGGTTAATTTCGAGTAAAGTAGGACTTCAGAAAGGTTTCTTCCGTATACAGGCCGTCCTCAATGAACTGCCGCATGAGAGCGCGATCAGAAGCTGGAAGATCTCTGGCTGTTCGGCCATTGATGCTGACAGCGCCACTACTACCAGCTCCACCATTCCCGCCACCAGAGACACGGCCAGATGCGGCTGGTGCTGCTGTGGTACGGAAGCTACGAGGGAATTCTTCCCGCATCTTCTCCGCAATCATATCCAGGAATTTTCGACCGCGCAAGGTTTCCCCACCTTGGATCAGCTTATCCCCCAATGCCACTGCGTATGTGCGGAGCTTGTCATTTTCCTTGAACCAGCTATTCCCATCCTCAATCCACTCGTCCAGCAATAGGCTGTCTTGGGGTGCGGGAGGGGGTGCGGAAGCTGCTTTGATCTCAGCTACTGCTGCTTTGGTGCTGGCTTTGAGTGCATCAATCTGATCTTCCAGCTCCAGAGCTTCATCATCTTCCCCGTTGCGAATGGCTTCTTTGTGCTGTAGACGCAGCTGACGTAAAGCGGCCTGGGAATCAGAGTCTTGTTTTACTGCTTGAGTTTTCTGAAACTTCTCAAACTCCGCAGCAGTGCCTTCAAATCGCTCTAACTTTGCCTTGACTGCGGCGAGTTCAGCTTGGAGATTGGTGACAAAGGCGTCCCCGCGTTTATTAAATGTGACCGCATCAGTCCACTGGGATGCCGGCTTTCCTTTTGCAATCCAAGTTGCTTTTGATACCCAACCCTTGCGACTGGCGAGTTCTTCAGCAGCTTGCTCTGCGCTCGGGGCTGGTGTGGCAGGTTTAGTCCCACGCGGAAGGTCTGCATGAATGTCGTCGTCTTCAGTCCGAAGCTCTGAATTAATCAGGTCGAGTCGAGCGAGTTCTTCATTGATATCTGTCTGGGATCGTGCGGAGGTTCCACCAGCTACTCCTCCTTCTCCTATGATGTGATCTTGTGGCATGGTTCAGTTTCCTTTTGTGTTATGAGTTTCTCCGACGAATTACGACGGAGTAATTGCGCCGAGTTACTCTCCGCTACCTGCCAGCGGAACCAAGTAACTAATAATATCCAAGTCATTTACGAATCGATACTGCTTCCCATCATGCGGCCCATCACGGAAGATCCCTGTGTACAGCCCCACCAGCACGCGATCGCCTACTCCGCAGAAATCGGCACACTTGTCACTCCAAGCATCCGGCCCAATCTCTACCACAGTCGCCCAAACTGACTTATTCTTCTCTGCATCCACTGCTTTCGACGGGAGAACGATGCCACTGGCTGTGATTTCCTCCACAGCATCGCAGAGCAACAGCACACGATGGCCAGTAGCACGAAAACCACTCTGGTTTGTAGGTGAAACTCCTTTAGCGCCACGCCATCCATAACACCCTTTAAGGTTTTCAGTAACTAGCTGTGTCATGATGCGCTCCTCCTTCAACAGTTCCACTTAATTCTTCTGGTTGGTAGCTGGCCAGCAACTCCAACACCTTATTTAGCAGGTCAATCCCGCCAAGTGCTTTTGCATTTTGGGCTGCTGTCTGTTCCTGAGTTGCCCCAACATAATGCTCATTTGCCCAGGCTTCCATTGTCTGCTGCTTACTCTCCCCCAGAAACCCCACCAGCTCCATCGTCACTGGGTGCTGCGACCATTCCGCCCGATCCTGTATCGTTACCGCCATGACTCACTCCAATCTTCTTGTGTTCCAATTCCATCTGCCCTACATGGGCGTGTGCTTTTTGGAGTAATTCCAGGGACTTCAACACACCTTCTTGCTCTGCTTTAGCAGCGCCTATCTGAGCATTCAGCATAGCAATATCATGCCCAGTTTGCACTCCTTCGGCTTCGGCCAATTCTTTCTTCGCTTTAGCTTCCCACTCCATAATTCTAGCTTGGTTCACCAGAGCGGTCTGTTTCAGCTCAATGATTTGCAACTGGACACCAGTCTCATGCTCTTTCTGTTTCTGCTGCAACTCCAGCATTTTCAGGTTCGGTGGAGGTGGTAGTGCATTCCTACCTTCTGGGTCAGGGAGCAGTCGATCAATGTCCTCTTCTTCCCAAGCTTCCAGAAATTTCTTCTTCGCCAAATACACATTCATCCCAGGACTTGCCATCGCAAGCTGGAGGGTGTTCTGTGCCTTCGCCCGCCGCTGTGTGGCAGAGATTGCTTCAGGAGAAGCAGCCGGCAACACTAGGAAGTTCTGGTTATCATAGTCATCAGGGGCAACGATTGCGGCTTCACTGGAGGTCAGCAGGGTGAAGAGAGGGGACTGGTGAAAGTATAGTCGGTTCAGTCGATACATAGAGCGGATTTCGTCACGAAAAGCCCTATACATACGAGTGTAGATCCCACTGAACAGCATCATCCCTTGCTCAATTGTGTTCCGACTGGTCTCAGCTGGGGTATTCTGACCTGGGCTAACACCTGTCATGATGTCAGTTGAGCCGCTAATCTTCTCTGCATAGGAGATCAGTAGTCCGAGGAGCTGAAATAACACTGTGGAAGGCTCTTTCGCCGGCAGTGGTACGATGTTGTTCTTTAGGTCAGCTCCGGTAGAATCAACTGGCTTCCATTCACCTGGTGCAAAAGCACTCGTCCCCCCTTTCATCTTCACGCCACGCCCCAAGAAGCCTCCCCCAAGATTGGACATTGTACCTGCGTCAATGAGTTGGTTCAGGGTAGTGTTGACGGCGGCATTGGAAGGTCCAAGGAGCGCACCAAGTCCGTAGTCGTAAAAGCTGCCATCCGGAGACGGGATAAATGTGTACTTAGTGAAATAACGTTCAGGGATAATCCGAATAATATGGTTATCACTAGCAGCGCCCAGCGAATGTATTCGCTTCTCCGCCGCGCTCTTTCTAGCCATAAGCGCAGGGATATCCGTAGCACTTTCCACTGGTGGTGGGCCCTCAGATGGAGTTGGCGAAGTTGGTGTAGTTTTTTGTTTAAGTTCAGCTTCCTTAAGTTCATCCTCAATCCCCTGCAACTGTTGTTCTACTAGACGAACCTGAGCGTCATTGTTACGGATCACATCGCCAGAGTCAAAGTAGCGAGCAACGATGCGGAAGAGCTGCTTAGTGTCACGACGAACTGTTATGATGTACGGCTCCGCATAACCATCACCATCCAAGTCCAGCCATGTGTACTGCTCCAGCATTTCATAGGGCATACTTTCATCATCTGCTGGCTTCTGCAGCCCACTGGCTTCATCTTCCAGTTGCTTTGTAATACCATCAACTCCCATTGTAGGAGGTGCTGCGTTTTCATGGGCTTGGTGAAGAAACACTCCACGACGAATCCGTTCCTGTATGTCGTTCTCGTCCATCAGGATTAAGTGGGTTGCTCGATGCGCTTTTTGCAGATCTTTGCAGAAGTAATCCACTACAAAGTTCTGTGCTGGGACATACTCGGAAATATTAATACCTTCAACGGAGTCGAAGTAAGTTTTTTTGAAGGAAGTCCCAACGATGGAGCAGGCAAACTTACACTTCTCGTCATCACTGAGCCAATTTACATCCTGTTCAGTGAGTTGCAAGCTGATGTGAGAAGAAATCCTCTCCGCTTGCAGCTGCCGGTGCCCCATTGGGTCTTGCCCGAGGACGTCCAGTTTTACTAATTGCTTCCCCTTGGTCATAATTGCAATGCGAGCAAGGAACTGTAACGCAGCAACAGTGATTAAAGGGAATTTTACGTTGGAACAGTTCACCCAAGGGAACGATTTCTCCTCAATCACTTGGAGCGCGAGCTTCATCCCAAGCTCGTTCCGCTGTTCCCAGACTGTGCGAGTGGATAAGTCGATATCATAGCCACGGACAACAGCGATGCCAATTGCGTCGCAGATTTCCTTCGGGAGATCTTCTGCAATGTTAGGGGAGCTGATGAGTGTATGAAGCTGGAGCTTTGGGAGCTTCTCTTTCACTGTCTTGGGGAGGTTAATCATCTTCAGTATCCTGTCGTAGTTGAACGGCCTTGAGAAGCCTTGGGCGTCATGTGCCGTTCAGTAAGTTCATCATCTGTCATAAAGTCTTCTTCATCCAGGATGGGCATATCATCAAACCCCCTGGAGAGTATAGCCGTACTGTCGAACTGATCGTCCAGCACCGCATCACTGTAACCTGTGAATCGAAGCAGCTCAGCTTCATATTCCGCGTACCAGTCTGCTTCCTTGTCGAATAGCATACTCTGGCTCCGCATCCTCTTCCGCAAACTCCTGCCCCTGACTGCTTTGTCCTTGACTGATGGCATTGGGATACACAGCATGAAGCAGCCTTTTGCCCGCATCTCTTTGTTCAGCATTGGCTCCAGAGCTTTCCAGATCACACCGTCCTCCACGAAGAAACAGATGGGGTCATGCTGCTGCTGGATATCAATCATAGTGTCGATGATTTCCTCTGTATCCCAACGCCCGACCCTCTGATCAATTATAAGCGCAGTGTTCGTTGCTGTCAATCCCCCCACTGTTAAAGATGAGCGGTTTGCTCTATCTGCTTTTGACACAGCGAAGTCCACACCCACAGCGATTTTCATCTCCTTCTGGAAGTCTGCATCCGTCATTCCGAGAAGCCAAGATTGGCGGAGGTAGGCATCACTACTGTCAAATGGGGAATTGAGGTACTCTTGGCTGTAGCCAGGTGCATCGAAGTCCTCAATGTAGCCTTGCCGCACAGCACGTAAGCCTTCTTCGCTGAACTGCTCCGGCCAGAGGATCTCAGCAAAGTCGTCGTAGCTCTTATGAGCCTTGTAGAACAAAACTTTCCACCCACTTTGCTTACGGAACCTCGGAAGGAGGGCATCTTCGTGGAGGACAGTGCCGTGAATACGTAGCTTGCCTCCACGACGAAGCGCTGGGATGACGGCTCGATTGAACCACTTACGGAATTTATCTCGACGCTCCTTGTTCTCCACCTGCTCATCGTCTTCCAAATCGTCGCAGATGATTAGGCCAGGTCGACCTCCGCGCCACTTCCTCCCACGCATCTTCTGCCCACTACCACGAGCGAGGAGACGGAACTGAGGTCCGTCCAGGAACTCTACAATGATTTCGGTTTTACTGCTTACTACCAAACCCTTGATTTCAAAGTCTTCAATGAGTTCTTCATTCTCTGTTAGTTCTCTGGTGATATCCCCCAGATGCTCAATTGCGAGTTCTTCATTGGTACTGATGATGATGGCGTATGTTTCCAGACGAAAAAGCATCGCAGCTAGCCCATACACGTGGGTGAGGGCACTGGATTTAGCGTGCCCCCTGGGGGCGATAACACATGCACGCTCTGCATCGCTGGCGTATAGTGCCCAAGATTCCCTGTGGAACTGTGGTGTGGGTTTGGGCTCATCGAAGTTTTTGTACAGGTAGGTCAGAGCGAATGCTTCAATCATCCTGGAAGTTAGGATTGTTTTGGTCGGCTGGGGTGGGAGTGTGGACGTGGACGTGGACGTGGACGTGGACGTGGCATCAGTAGCAGCTTCGGCCCCAGCTCCCGCCGAGATGGATTTCTCCGGCGAGTTACTCGACTGTAATTCGGCGGAGTTACTCATTTCCCTCCCTCCGGCACTTCCACCAACACAGCTTCGAGTGTCCGTTCAGCGCTGCGACGATCCATTTCTGCCATTGCTGCCTCCATTTTCTCTGCTACACTCAATTTCCTCTCCACAACAGCAGGGGTTTCCGGTGGAGCAATGCCCATTCCCAGTGCTTTAATCGACAACTCCGTGGCTTTTAGCACCAGTTGGTCGCTCACTTCCTTCCCATCGAGTTTTTCCAGCAAAATGTGGCTGCTGCGGAGGGCGAGGGAGCGGAAGCGTTCATCCATTGTACTGGTGAAGTAGGGATCCAGTACCTCCGAGCGACGGGGATCCAGTGTACGTTGGAACGCATCGCTGGCGACGACAGTACTGAGCCAGCCCATTGTACGACCGAAAGCTCTGGCAATTTCCTTCAACCCCAAGCCTGGGTTAGCTATCAGAAACTCCACCATTGTGATTGGGGTGTAGCGCAGAGCGGGGATTCCTCCCATCCCTTCCCCTTCCCGTGGCTGAACCATCCGCTTTTCCCTATCAACACCAGTTACAGTGACAACTGGCTCCCGTAGCTCGTCGATCATAGCCTGAGCAGCTTGTTGCAAGGTTGGGCCACGTACCGTAGGCTGTGTGGGCGCTGTCATACCCCTGCACTCTTCCGCACAGCCCGCATTGCTGTTGTAGCGACTCCTAAAGCATCCAGAGCCAACCCTGCACCCTCCTCGGAATCCAAGCGATCCTGCAGCAACTGCGTGGATTGCACTGCAACAGCACGGAAACGTTCATCCAAGCGGCGGCGGATGGAAGGGTCGATCAGCGCGGCCTTGCGTTCTCCCAAACGAGCCTGGAAACTATCCGATGCGAGGACACGGGAGACCCAGTTTGGGCTGAAGCAGAATAGTGCAGCGAGTTCAGTTGTGGTTACTGTAGGTTCGGCCAAGATCAAGTCGATCATAGCTTCATGGGTGTAGCTCAGGTGGCGGAGTTGCTTCGCCGCCGCTGGGGCTGCTGGGGCTGCTGGGGCTGGGTTGTTCATACCATAACTCCTTCTGTTGTGCGCCGCTACCGCGCCGCGTTGCTGTAGTTGTTACTGTAGCATTGGCTGCAGCGGAGAGCAACAGTGCGGCTGTCACGGCCGTCGGCCGACCAGCCAACCAACTGAGCAGCCAACCATCCAGCCATCCCCCAGTCGGCCGACCATTCTCTCCATCCCCTCGCCAAGCTATGGCAGACCATTCCGCGCGGGCACTGTTATAAGTAACAACAGCAACAGCAACAGCAACAGCAACAGCAACAGCAACAGCGAGAGTGGGCGGATGGGGCAATAGTGTATGGGAGCTGGTGCGTTGTGCAGCAGAGTGGTCTGACGGCTGAGCGGCCGATGCGTGACAGTGGGGGGTGCGCTGGTGTATGGGCGCTGGTGTGCATGGTCTGTGGTGTGTGGGGTTTATTTGAACCCCTTTTGAAGTATTGTATCACACCCCCGAGGAGTGTCAATACCACGGCTGGGTTTGGTCGGGGGTGGGGTGTGCGCGAGGCTGAGCGGGAGTGTGCACGGTGGGAGTGTGTGCTGTTATAAGAAGCTACTGTTACGGTTGC